GCTATGCTCAAGAACCTGCAGGAGATTGGGCAGAACAACGCCGCGGCATGGAAAAACGCAAGCGAGCGGAAACTTGCAGAGACCGCTGCGGCTCTTCAAAAAGAGTACGGTCCGAAGTACGCGGAAAATATGGAGCATCTGACACGCGGACTTGCGGCTGCGGGACCCAATGTCGCCAAACTGCTTGCGCAGGCAGGTCTGTCAGGAGAGCCTGAAATCGTTAAAACCTTCATCGCTTACGGGAAAATGACCGCGGAAAGCGGATCGTCCCGGGGCGAGAACGCGAGCGCTTCCTTGAAATCAATGCAGGAAGGCGGAGCGTTCGACTACAAAGATTAGGAGATTTTAATGGCAACATTAAACATGAACGATCAGGTAACGGCGTTGGAACTTGTAAAACGCGCCAACGCCGCCGATCCGTATCACATTATCGAGCTTATGGGGCTGACCAACGAGATGCTGTTAGACGTTCCGGCGCACGAAGCGAACAACGGCACTATCAACACAACGCTCCAGAGGAACATCAGGCCGATGGGCGAACACAGGATTTACAACAAAGGTGTAGGCAAAGCGGCTACGCAGTCAAATATCGTGCATGACCGCATCGCTATGCTTGCGGAGTATTCCGATGTTGACGCGAAAATGCTGGAACACTCCGGCAACGCCAAAGCCGCGAGGAACAGCGAAGCTGTCGCTATCATCAAGGGCATGGGGCTGACGCAGGCGAATACGCTTATCTACGGGGACAGCAGCAAGCCCGAAGAGTTTTCAGGATTGTTTGAAAGGTATAACAGCCTTGCAAACAAGAACGTCGTTGACGCGGGCGGTTCGGGCAATGCCCTTACCAGTATCTACATCATCGCGTTAGGAGCGGATCTGTTCCACTTGATTTACCCCAAGGGCTCAAGCAGCGTGGGCGTAAAACGCGAGGACTTAGGCCTGCAGCATATACCGGACGCGGACGGGAAAAATTACCCTGTATACCGCGATTACTTTACCGCGGAGTACGGTATCTCGGTAAAAGCGCCGGAAGCGGTCAAGCGTATCGCGAACATTCCGGCGGATATTTCCGGCGACGATCTTATCGATATCCTTATGGATACGCGACACCGGATGCCGCAGGGCGCGGCGACTTATGTCATGTACAGCAACATCGAAATGCAGATCAAGCTGGACAAGGCTGCAAGGGACAAGGGCAATGTGGTTTACACCGCGGCTGATCCTTGGGGTAAACCGATCACCTATGTGCGCGATATGCGATGCCGCCGCATGGACGTGATTCTTTCAACAGAATCGGCAGTAGCGTAAGGGGGCTGAAAATATGCAAGTAAACTTTTTATACGACAAACTTAACAGCTTCGGAAAGCTGACAACTGCAGGGGATTTCCCCGACACTATCAATTTGGGCGAGGCTTCTATCGAACGGATGACCGTAGACTTGAAGCTCCCTGACGGAGCGTTAACGGGCGGACCTGTTACCTTTACGGTGAAAGGCTGCGATACCGCGAGCGGTACTTACGCGACCATCGTGCAGAGCGGTCCTGTAACCAAAGCGATGATAGAAGCCGGTTACGGTCTGCCTGTCCCCAAAACAGGGTACAAGTTCATCAAAGCCGCGGTTTCAGTTACAAGCCCGGCAACGTTCACCGGAACGTTGGAAGCCATCATCAATTCTTACGTGGGAGTTTAGCCTTTGAAGATATTGGGTTTTAAAATAAACAACAATAAACAAAAGGCAAACACCGCTAACGGCAAAGCGAAGGGTTACGCCTACCGCTGCGACGTTAGCTGTACCTACAACGGCAAGTTCTACCGGGAGGGCGATATCCTCGTCCTGCCGGAGAAAGAGGAAGTTCCGCACTTCGAGCCTGCGGATAAAAAAAATTAAACCCTTTTATTAGGGGAAAAGAGCTTTGCCGCCCGAAAGGGCGGTTAAGCCTTTTTTAAGGACAGCGTTATGAATATGAACATTGATATCGTAAACCGCGCTCTTTTCGCTACCGGGCAGGATTTGCTAACCGGCAATGATATTTCCGCGAAAAACGACGGCTACAATCTTTGCAAGGCTTATTACATTACAACCTTTTTAGAAGCGTTGTCGGAGGTCGAATGGGTAGGCGGAAGGAAACGCGACAAACCGGTACGCACGGGCAAGCCTGTAGAAAGGGACAGGAAATACCGCTTTGCCTACGATATGCCGTTCGACTGCGCCCGTCCTATCGAACTGCAGAACAACGAATATTTCATTGTTGAAGACAGGCTTATCCTTACGGACGCGCCCGACGCCGAACTGCTGTACGTGTCCAACGGAAAGAAGCTGCGTCCCGTCGCGGCCGCTTCCGCTCCGAGGCCGGGGGATATTCCTGAGCATGAATATTTTACCGCCGGTCCTCCGGGGACAGAGCCGGACATAACGCTTTACCCCGGAACGCCTGCGGATATTGAAGACGAACTGCCTGATGACCCTGTATCCGATGAGGATTACCCCGATTACATCGCCTTGGATTACGAGCCCAAGTTTTTCGAGTACATCGAAAAGAGGCTCGCCGCGAAGTTCGCGATGAAGCTGTCTGACCAGCCGCAGCTGCACGCCCAGATGCTGCAGGAAGCTATGCTGATAAAGCAGGAAGCGGTCGTCGCGAGCCGGGCGGGAAGAGCCGCGAAGGTCAAGGAAAAGCCTTGGTGGGGGCAGGAATTGGGGCTGGAAGGGTGAGAAAAAAGCTGTTAAAACAGTTGATTAAAGAAGCTAATTGTTGTATATTTATGTTATAAGCTGGATTTATTTGAGTCCGGCTTTTTTGTCCCTCGGGGCATAATTCCCATGAAGGAAGTTTATATGGCAATTAGCGAGAATGTCAAAAGAGACATTTTTTTAGCTTTGAAAAAATTTATAAACATGATGATTCCCCAGACTGACAGCGGAAATTTTTCGGAAAATCCGTCTGTGGATATTGAAACTATAGCCAAAAAGGTCGGCATTACCGATATTCAACGTGTTCTTCCACAGATATGTACCGATGCAGGGATCGTAAATATAAAACATGCCGTCCTTATAGGGACCGTAATTTTTCTTAACAGCAACGATAACTCCGAAAAGCAGCGTTTTTCAATAGCACATGAAATTTACCATTTTCTCCAAAGAAAACCCGAAGAAAACGATTTATTACAGATCGTGGCGCGGCAGGGGGAAGCATGGAAAAAAGAGAACGAGGGCAGTACTACGGCTGTTGAGGAGACAATTGCCGACTATTTTGCGGCAAACTTGCTTATTCCTACCGAGCGGTTTGTTCTATGGGAAGATAAAACAGATGAAGAAATTGCCGATGCGTTCGGGGTTGAGCCTAAGTGCATAAGAGAACGTAAAAAAGAATTAGGGCATGAACTTGATCTGCTGCTTCCTAAAAGCCTGTCGTCAAATGTAAAGATAGAAGAAATATCCCCTTTGTCTCTGGATGAATTGAAAACCGCGTTGGAGGATCACAGCATTCATGACAGCGGACAAGCTTAAACGCCGTATATTGGAATCACAAGAAAAAGACGGTTTTATTTATAACAAAGGAGTACCTGAAAAAATCCTTGAATGGGCAGACTACTGGAAAGAAGACTGGTTTGAGGTTTTTAACAAGCTCCTGCGGCGGATGAAAAGAGACGGTGGCGCGCCGGATAACAACAATGAAGGCGGACAGATGGTTAATAACCTTCTTGGTAAGGACAGATATATGGCTATTTTCTTTACCAAGCATCCGCAAGGGCAATATGTTATTTATGATTTTTTAATTGATTCGCTGAATTCCTATTAACAAACCTCAGAGAAAGGTATACTAAAAAACACCAAAGGAGTGGAAAATGAAAAAATTATTTGTATTGGTATCGTTGCTCTTTGCCATTGCCGGAACGGGGTTTTCCCTTTCGGAAACGTTGATTTCGATTGGCTATGAAAACGCGAACGACTGGGAATTCTCCACGGATAGCGGTAACGATACTTACTCGTTTATGAATTCTTCCGGCGTTAATTTAAGCGTTAGCCGGTACTGGAACGGCTATAATATCGGCTTGTTTCTCTCGCAGTCTTTTCTGTTTCCTGCTTTTTCCGATGTATATAATTTAAAAGAAGACATAACTCCTCGTGGATTAGATGATTATGATATTAAGTTTAAGTACGGTGTAGTCATAGGCCCTTCTTTCAGGCTTGCGGTTAATGATAATTTTTTCCTTAACCTTGGTGCGGGTTTTAGCTTTTCTTATTTATTTGAAAATGCAGGTTCATATTATGGCGGTTATGATGAGACGAAACAGTACTTTTTTGGTTTGGGGATAAATGTTAATTTTAATTATGAAATATCAGAAATTATGTATGCCGGAATCGGTTCAATATTTAATTTAAATTTTAGTAAATATACTCTCTTTGGTTATAGTCCTGACGATGTTTATATAGCCGCTTTTGCGGAAGACTGGCTAGGGCTTAGCTTTAAGCCTTATTTGTACATCGGGTTTTATTTTCATAATAACAATGTAGGTATGGGCAAGCCAAAATAACGCCCCCGCCTATGAAAAAAAAGTAAAATTCCCCTTGACAGCTCTTGCCCGCCCGTGCTATAAATAACCCAAGTAATAATATTGGCTACCGGAAAACCGGCGCTGATAGATACTAAACGATCCGTAGTATTACGGGCAAGGAGTGTCTATGCGCCGGGAACGCGTTTATAAAACAATATCCAAACGGACATACCTCAAAACCAATCTTGCGGAGGCGGAGGTATGTTAATAACCAATTTTTCGGCAGGGGAACTGTCCGACAAACTATTCGGAAGGACGGATTTTCCGCAGTACTACTCCGGAGCTGCCTTTCTGGAGAACTTCGACATTATTCCTACCGGGGGTATTGAAAGCCGCCCGGGCACTAAAAAAATCCTTGGCGGGTTTAACTACGGGGACGGCGGGATCTTAGAGCCTATTCGCGTTGTGCCGTTTGTTTTAAGCCGCGATGAGGCTTATCTTGTCGTTTTCTGCCATGAGAAAATCGCCGTGTACAGGGTCGGGGAATGGGACGCTCCGAAAGCGGTTTTTACAAACGAGGATATTTCAAACGAGTATGACAGCCAAACGCTCTATGCCGATGATGAAATACCGCTCGTCCAGCACGCCCAGAACTTTAGAACGATGGTGCTGGCTCACAAAAACCACCCGCCTTTGCAGATTAATTTTTCCGAATACGGTATTTCCATTGGTATTTTTTATATTGATTTTCTGGTTAAGCTTGTTCATTCGCCAAACCTTGTTCCGCGGTTTCCTTATATGCGGGACGAGACCTACGAGTATAAAGAAACATTGGAAAATATTTACCTGAAAAAGCCGGGGCAGTATCCGGGATGCGTTACTTTCTTAAACGGGCGGATAGTTTTCGCTTCTACGGAAAAAAGCGGGCAGCGGCTCTTTTTTAGCAGGGTTGACGACATTCATGATTTTTCCACTTACAAGTCTTACATCACGGAGAAAAAAGAATACATCTCTCCAAAGGGAAGGATTATAGACGGCTCATGTATTATTGAATTGGACGGAGCTATAGAGGCGGAAAAATTTATAACTACGCCTGACAAATATACTGTTGACAGCCGTTTTTTTCCGCCGGATACAAGGCTGTTTTCAGTGCCGTACGAGGAAGAAGACGAATACGGCGTGAAGCATATATACCTCGAAGTAAGCGAGCCTGCGTCTATTGAAACCGGCAGTTTAGATCAATCCCAAATTGACGAATTAAAAGCGGAGTTAAAAACGCTTTCTGATGAGTTTGCTAGCAAAAACAACAATTTGCCAACGGTAATAAATCAGGTAGGGACGTACGATGAATATAATTTATCTAGTAATTCAATGTACCCCTATTCAATAAATATCCGAATCGGCGTTTCAAAAGCTTACGTGTGGAGAGAAACCGGTACTTCCTACGGAGGTAAAAGCGGCATAGCTATTGAAATTTTACCTGACATGGCACAACGCATTGCTAACGGCTACGGGTGGGCAGCCCTTTATACTGATATACATAATGCAGTAACAAACTTGACTACAACAAGAAACGAAAATAGCCCGCGATGGAATATAGATACCGCGGTTAATACGTGGATAAGTATCATAAATCAATACATGAAATTCCAGCGTTCCTATCTCAATAATGGAGAGCCGTACTACGGATATATGCCCGATATTCGCTCGCAAGTTTTAAGCAGCATTAAGGGCACAGATGTATATATCCCATTTTTTACATCCGAGCAAATCAAAGACGACTACCCTACAGCCGATGACGGCTTTACTTTCGAAGTTGCCAGCGACAGGAACGACGAAATCAGGTGGCTGGTGCAGAACAAAAACTTAATCGCGGGCACGGAAAGCGCGGAGTACGTTATCCCGTCCAATATCTCCGCGGTCAATGTCAGCGCGTTTTTGAACAGTTTCTACGGCAGCTCAAAGATGCAGGCTTCAAGCGTTGGGGACGCGGTTATGTTTTTCCGCGACGGGCAGAAAGGGCTTGTCGAGTACCATATCCCGGAAGCCGATAATTATTTCCGCACAAACGATTTGTTGTCGCTTGCTCCGCAAATGCTCCGCGAAAGCGGGGCTGTGGATTTCGACGTGGTAACTATGCCGTACACGAAACTGGTCGTTACACGCGAGGACGGGAAACTTGCCGTCCTGCTTTACGACCGTTCTTTCGGGGTGTTCGCTTGGGGGCGGATAGCTCTGGGGTCGGGAAACGCCAAGAGCCTTGCGGTCGTGCCGGGGAAAAGCGGATACGACGATGTCTACCTGCTTGTTGAAAAAGACGGGGCTTACTGCCTTGAACTGCTTGAAAACGAGGGCAAAGTATACCTCGACAGCTATAAACAATGGGACGGCGACAGGTCCGGGTATACGGACGAAGCTGTTGTCTACGACGAGGAAGAAGGGGAAAAAGGTTTCCCTGCCACAGGAGTTTATCCGCTTACAGGGGAACTTCCCGAACCGTCCGATAAACGATGGATAGGCTACCCGTACACAAGCCGGGTAAAGAGCATGCCTATCCTTGCCAACAACAAGATGAAGCCCAACCTGATAAAAAATCTTTTAATCCGTTTCCACAAAAGCTTTTTGCCGAATATGAAGTCTTATCCGAACGAGGCGGTAAATACGGTAACGACAAACCACGCCCTGCCGTTTACGGGCATAAAGAAAGCGATTTTCCCCGGCGTGTGGGATCGCGACGTGATGTTCGAGTTTATTCATGACGCTCCTAACCGCTGCTCGATACTCGCTATAAACGCGGAGGTGAATTAACAATGTGGTGGTTGGCTATTTCGGCTGCTGCCGGAGCGATTGCGGGCGGCATCGGGAAATATCAGGAAAGCGAGAGGGAAAAAGCCGCTCTTAGGCAGCAGAAAGAAATGGCGTGGCAGCAGTACCTGTACGGGAAAGAACACAGCGACACGCAGTTCAATATACAAAAAACAGCGGCGTTGGAACAGCTCGGCGTACAGCGTAAAAACTTAGACGAACAGGTTGGGCTGTCAATGGACGAATACAACACGGCTCTGCTGGCGCAGGCGTTCGGCATTCAGGACGCGAGGATACAGACAGGCTCAGCTGTCGGCGCGTCTCTTGCCTCTGAAGGAGCGAGCGGCGTTCGCGGCAGCAGCTCCGCAGCTAAAGCCCGCGAGTACGCTTTGCAGGGTTTGGAACGCAATATCGATGTACAGGACAGGCAAAGCCGTAACCAGCTTAACAAAATGATGTCGGGCGCGAATATGACGCTGGACGCCATCGGGCGTGAAGAAGCTTCATGGATGCCGGGAGGCTACAAGGTACAGGCGAAAACGGCTCAGGACTCTTACAACCTTAGTATCGCGAATCTTGGGCAGTCGAATTTTAACTGGCAGATTGGTCAGGCGACTCCGACGTTCCTTGATTATTTCTCGTCGGTGATGGGCGGCGGTTCGTCGGGCATACAGCTGGGGAACAGTATCAATAATTACAGAAACGCATGGAATAGCGTGGGGGCATGATATGAGGCACGCGACTATATCGGACGCTTTTAACGCGGCATCGGGGTTCACGCAGCAGGGATTGGGTTTTCTCACAAAGGAAAAGGAATACGAGCTTGACGCAAAGTTGTTTCACCATTCAATAGAGCGTGAAAAAGTAGAAAAAGAACTGATTGCCGATCTTACCCGGATTGATCCTGAAACCGGGGAAAATATTTACCAAGACAATCCGGAAGAGTATGAGAAACATGTTAAGGAAAAACTTGCCGAATGGAAAAATAACGCCGTTAAGGACGGAGCAAAATCAGCGTACTTGTCGCCTACAATCAAAGACGGCAAACTTGTCGGCGGTATGGGCGCGGGCGGACAAGGCTCGAAGTACTATATGGACCGCCTTAGCAGAATGGATGAACAGGGCAATGAAGTTATGCGGCAACGGGTTACGGCGTTTAGGGATGAAACAAACAAGCAGCGAGCCGATGTTGCCCATGCAAAAACTTACGCTGACATCGATAACGCCGAATGGGATGTACAAACAACCCTTAACGCGAAGATGGAAGAATTTAATCGGTACGAGGGTGTAAGAGGGTTAGACCCTATTGCTAAATTCAAGGAAAGAGCGGCCATTGTGGATTACGCTTTCAACCAATCGCTAAGCATTGATATAGGAAACAAGAACATCAAAAATGCTATGGACGAGATTGACGGCAATCTTAAATCATTGGCGGAAGAGTATCTGTCGCCGTATCTTGGCGAAGGCGAGAGCCTTGACAGTTTCCTTGAGGATAAAGAAAAGAGGATTGAGGCGGCGAAAGGAGCAGTGCGAAAAGCTATATATAAAAGGAATGTTGACAGGCTGTCCGCGGCGGACAAGAAATGGAACAGAGAAATCCACGACGCGTTACGGCGTAACGATTTAAACGGACTGCTTAAGGCTCAACAGGATTACTATGCAGGGGTGAGAATGCGTGATGACGCTCTTAAGAGCGGAGAATACGACCGCGCAGACGATCCTCGGATAGCGGCAATGTTCGCAGTGCCTCCCGGACTGTTTGGCGGCGGAGGCGGCAGCGGAAGCGGAAGCTCTGACGAGGATATAAGAGACTACCGCAAGTACATAATCGAAGGCATTGCCGACGGCTCTTGGACGCACGAGGAAGGAAGGGCGAAGTTCGCGGATTGGGTAGGAAAAAAAGCCGAAGCTTCCGGCGATAAAAGGGCGTTTGAAGAAAAACACGCAGGAGCAATAAACTTTTTCGGATTTTGGGATGACGCAAAAGATTATCTGATTAAAAGCGATCCTGCATATAAAGCGGCGTTCAATGTGTTGGACAATGCCGTCAAGTCATGGCAAACAAAAGTTCCAAAAGGCCAAGAGGCTCTGCGAGAATGGCAGGGCGAACTGTTGGGGATGTGGCTGTACGACCAATTTACGGATGAGAAAGGCGCGACACGAATGACTCCTGAGCAGTTAGTGAAAGAAGCAGAACGTGTTTCCGGGCTTTTAATCGGCGGAAAAATCTCATTCTTAAAAGAAGCCAACTACGAAGGCGGAGCTAACGAGAAAACTTTCGCAAAAGTCCTTAAGGAAAGGGAAGAGAATCCATGGGCAAGGTTTGTTATCGGACAGGGTGTAAATGCCAAAAGTTATAACTTCGGTAATGAGAATTACGAAGAGAAGTTTATGGAACAGTCAAGAGACTTCTTAAGCACCATAACCGGCGTGCCTGTATCCGATATAAGCCACGGCCATGACAAAGAAGGAAAGTTCGACGAAACCGCAGGGCTTACTTTTCAAATTACCGGGCAGGGGGATAAAAACGGGAATTACCGCTTCGGGTCGAACGGCAGAACGTACTGGGTCGAAGAGAGGATTAACGGCGAATGGAAGCCGTCTCCTCGATTCAAAGGAACGGCAAGCCAAGCGGAAAGGGAAGCAAAAAGAAAAAATGACGAAGATACTTATGATCACAGAGAACGAAAGTGGAATGAGAGAGTAGAACAGGATAATAAAGAATTAATGGAAATGCTTGAGAATGCGAAAGATCATTGGGAACGCGAAGACATACTAATGCAAATGAAAAACCGGATAACGCCTGAAGAACTACGGAAAGCTGGATTTGATCCCAATACAGGGGAAAAGTTATGAGCGATGTTTTTGCGCTGTTTGACGGCGGTTACGAAACACAAAGGCAGCTGGATAGGGAGGCACAGGGACGGCAGGATAACCTTGGCGACGCGAATAAATTTTTTACTGAACGTGCCGAACGAAGAGCCGCCGAAACAATGGACATCCGCCAACGGCACGACCGTGCCCAAGAACTTAGAGAAGAATTCGGTTTTGATTATTCGGTCAGCCAGTTCGCCGCCCTTGCCAATGCCATCGACAGTGGCGTTATCAATGAGGATCAGGGCTTCGATTTGCTGGCGGCACAGACTATTGCGGATAACTTAAAACGGCAGGGTGTAGATATACATCCGCTTGAAATATATGAAAACCTTCCGGCTTATAAAGAGTACGTGCTGGGCAGACCTAACGGACAGTCGGCGCGGACTCCAAAGAGCAACCTTGCCGCTATAAGCGATTCGCTTATCATTTCCGGCGCAAATTTTCGGAAGAACATTCTGGGTATGGAGCTTGCAGACGCTAAAAGCAAAAAGGACACAGAACTTGAACGGTTAATACGGGAACGCCTGCGGATGGAAGACGAGACAATTGAAAAATACGGCGATTACCAGAAACGGTCTTTTCTTGTCGAGGCCGGTAAATACGCGGCTCAATCGTCCGCATATACTGCGTTTGTCATCGGAGGCGGCTTATTGTTCGGAGGGTGGGGCGCGTTTGCGGCAGGCTTTGCAGGAGCGACCGGGCAGGCGTATTTAGGACTGGAGGCCGCCGGGGTTAATCACGAAATTGCTCTGCCGCTTTCTTGGGCTATGGGGGCGGTAAACGCCGCTATCGAAAGCACGTTGGGCAACGCCGCCGGGCTTATAGGGAGGGCTACCGGGGCGAAGACATTACAGGCGGCTTTATCCAAACGCGCAGCTGCTTTTATTTCGGACAAACTGCACCTTTCCGGCGTAGCTCTAAAGATGGCTACCGGACCGTTTGCCAGATATTTACTTGAAGGCGTAGGCGAATTAAGCGAGGAAGTGCTTCAGGAAATCGGAGATATTGTCGGCACGGAGCTTGCCGCGTTCCTTCAAGGAGAAGGCGTGGAGCTTGGCAGGGAAGATTATGTGAATCGTGTCGCCGAAGCCGCCAAGGGCGGATTCATGGCTTCGATCTTCATTGGTATTCCCGGACTTTCAATTGACACGGTAGGGAGTGTGAGCGATTACAAGTCGATCCGCACAGACGCGGACACTATTCCAAGCGAGCAGATGTTCAAGGAAAGGCACAAGGACTCTCCGTTACGCGGAGAGATGACCGACGAGGAATGGGATAAAGAGCTTTCTAAAATCCACGAGGGGCGGCAGAGTATCAGGGAACGCGAGGAATCCAAACGCGCCGCGGAACTCAAAGACACAGCAGGCCTCGGCGAAGGTTACGCCGAGCCTAAAAGAGACTCCGACACCGGAGAAATTATCCCTCTGGGCGAAACATACCGGCGTAAAAGCGGCTTATTGCACACGGAACTGGACGAAAAACGCGAGCTTTTCAAAATAGGCGATCCGCGAGTGGAAGGCGGAAATAACCTGTACGCACATATTGATTACAAGTTAGGCGATGACGGGACGGTGCGTGTAAATGAATTCCGCGTCCGTAATGATTTGGAAACATCGGAGTTCCGTCAGGAAGCGTTCGAGCGTTTCGCCGAGACGTTCGCCGGACATGAAATAGTTTGGGACGCGAAAACTACTCGCGAGGCGGAAATCCGCGAGGACTTGATACGCCGCAATCCGCTTGGAGAGCAGGCAGGGCTGAATTACTTTCCCGAAGCCTTGATGAAAGAAGGCGATACAGACATCGCCGCGAAAGGCGACACGGCGGAAGCCGCACGGGCGAAACTGCGTTTTAGCGAACAAATGGCCGCCCGATTGCCGGGCAGTACGGAAAGCAGCAGGGCGTTAACAACACGGCTGTTCGACCGTATCGGGAGATCATACGGGTACACGTTTGACCGTTTTCTTGAAAAACTCAACTTTGATCCGAACAACATTTTTACCCATACACCCGACGAGGCGGTGCAGGCAGAGAACGCGAACGCGGCACAGTTTGCCAAAGAAGGGGAAAGCCCCGGTTCGGTAAAAGGGGCATTGCAGTCTTGGAAAAAACTGGACGCTGATATGAAAGCGGTTGAGTACAGAATTGTGTACCTTGACCCTAACCGCTCCGATCTTTCCACGGTTATTCACGAATTGAAACACGCGGTTGACAACTTCCTTGAAAAAAACGACAGGGAGCTATTTAACCGTATGATGGCCGCGGCAGGCGAATACGATCCGTCAAGCGGCAAGAACGAAAATACATGGCGGAGAGAACGTTCCGCTTACGCTTTTGAGAAGTATCTTGAAACAGGGGAAGCTCCTACACCGGAACTGCGGAGTTTGTTCCGGCAGATGAAGGAATGGCTCAAGGACATTATAAACTACCTGCACGATTTACGCCGCGTTACTCCGCAGCAGAAAGAAGTCTTTGACGAGCTGTTGTCCAAAGCCGACAAGGTAGCGGAGGAATGGGAGGCTTCAGAAAACGCGAGAACGGCACAGACAGGAAATGACACGGCAGCAGGCGAACAGACCGCTTCACGGGCTTCTACGGCACAATACGAGGCAAATAAAAAGCTTCATGATGAAAGAGATACTCTCCAAAAAAACACCGGGGAGAATAGCACCAAACCATTACAGACAGGCGTAGATACCGTAGAACAGCTCTTGGAAAAAGCGAAAAATTCTATTCCAAAATTAAAAGATTGGGAAAAAGAGATAATCGATTATTTTGTTAATAATTTCGGCATAAAATTAGAGGTGGTCTGGAGACCAACGGATAAAAAGAATCCTCTGCCGCTCAAGAGCGCTAAAAGCATACAGAGGAAACTGGATAAAGGAGATACGATAGCCAACATTCTTGACGTTATGGGAATAACGCTGGTTGCGAAAAATTACGCGGACTTGGTAAAAGTAACCGAAGAACTGCGAAAGCGCGACGATGTTGTCAGGATAAAGGACAGGTATAAAGACGTTGATTATTTTGGGTACAGGGACATTCTTTGCAATGTTAATTTAGACAACGGAATGATAGCGGAAGTGCAGGTCAATGTTCCGCAGATGCTTGCAGCTAAAGAGGAATTCGGCGGACACAAGTATTACGATATAGCACGGGATAAAGACGATTATGTTAAGGCAGGGCATTTAACGGAAGAACAAGCAACAGCGGATGTAAATATATTAGCAAGAATGTCAAAGATTATTTACGATGCTGCGAATCAGGCGGTTTTAGAGGAAAGCCTTTTTACCGCTTCTTCTCTTGAAATGCTGCAGCCATCGCTAAATGAAGAACTAAACATCCGATACCGGGACGGGGAAAGTGTTTTATCATCGTTTACCAGAAACATGATGTCCGATTTGGGACTAAGCGCGAACACAGCAGGATATACCTCGCCGTCCGCCCACATAAACCGAAGCGAAGGATCGTCAAACTTTGGGACCTCGACAGCCGACCTTGAGGAAACTGATTTGTCAACTGGGGCTGCGGAGGCAGGAACAACAGAACTTTCAAACATATCTGTACCCTCCACTTATAGTATCGCCCAAAAAACAAATTCTGTCAATAGCAAATCGGAAAATATTTTAGAAAAAAATTCGCCGGAAAATGAAGAAAGAGCCACCAAAGCGAGAGAGCGGTATCAAAAGGGACATAAGATATATGGTGCGTGGGATCAAATTACCTTGCCCAACGGAGAAGTACTTAAATGCCGTAATGTGATTATTGAGGCTGGCATCACGACTGCTTCGGTTGATTCGGAAAAAAATTTCTCACAGAACGAACGGTTCGTAGTGAACGAAGACGGTACTTCAATGAATGTCGGGAGAGATTATACTGGAGGTTTCAACCGTGAAGCCGTCGATGTAATGGCTGCCGATTTTGACCAGCGTGGGGACGAAATTGTCGTTGATAGCAATGGCATGATTATTTCAGGGAACAATCGCATTAATTCCGCAGAAGAGGCGGCAGAGAACGGGACGGACAAGAAGTACCAAACTTATATGAATTTGCGGCCGGAACGCTGGGGCTTTACCAAAGAGGATTTGGCACAGTTTGAACACCCGTTGCACGTTATAGAAATTGAAGCCCCAAAAGTTTACACTCCCGGTTTTTTTGATATATTTAACCGTTCCGGGAAGAAGAGTACTCCGCCGATAGAAACCGCGATCAAACTGACCTATCTTATAAAACCGGATATGGTGAAAGAATTTTCAGAGGCGTTGGGCAGCTACGACAGCATAAGCGACTTGTACGCGGACACGCAGGCGGCTACGGAAATTTTCAAATCCTTAATGAAGAGAAACATCGTTACGAGAAATTCGTATCCTGATTATGTTGAGACCTTAACTATCAGGGGAAAACAACAGGAACGCGTAACGGAGAACGGCAAAGAGTTTTTGGAAAGCGTAATGCTCGGCAGCGTACTGCAAGGAAATTCAATCCGCTCTCTTGCCATAGTCCCGGAGATACGCAAGCGAGTGGTAAAAGGGCTTGCAGCGTTAGTTGACAACGCCGCGTTGGGCGAATACTGCGTAGTGCCGGAGATTAACCAAGCCGTTTCCATCGCGGTAGAAGTAAAAACCAACAAGAATTACAAGAGCATTGAGGATTACGCGGATCAGTCGGAACTGGAGCTGGGACAGAAAGTTTCAACGGACATCGAGGTCGAGCTTGCCGGAAGGCTTCTTGAGAAAACGGAATACGGTTTCGCCGATATGATGGGCGGTTTGAACGCGGTACTGCAGGAGGAAGCCCGCGGACAGTCGGATATGTTCGACGGAATGTCCAAAGACGATATTCTGCGGCGTTACTTGGGCGTGAAGGCGAAAGCGGACGCGGTGCGTGATGCCAATAATAAGATTATCGGGAACAAAGACGCGGCAGGGATTGAGAAGGTACAGGCCGCTATGGAGAACGCCGGGCTTGCAAAGAGCGAGGCGGACGGGACGCTGTTTCAGGCGGCGTATCAGGGCAGCCCGTACCGATTCGACCGTTTTGACAGCTCGCATATGGGCGAGGGAGAAGGGGCACAGGTTTACGGCTGGGGAATGTATTTTGCAAACAAGAGGGAAATAGCGGAACAATATCGTGAAGAATTATCCGATGGGGATATCGAACTGTCCGGGCTTGGAGGCACGGCGGAAGAACAAATTATATCAATTGCTAAAGACAGCGGATTACAGGAATATATACGCTCATGGATTAAAGAAGAGAAGGGAGAAGACAGAACTGTTGAATATAACGATATAGTGTCATACGTCGAAGCGTCCGGAGAGCAACCCAGTATGAACGGACTGTACAAAACCATCTCCGCGTTTATCGGGTCCGAGAGTGAAACAAAAAATATTTTCAAAAAAAACGATGTCGATTATAAACCGGGGCAGCTTTATGAAGTAGATATTCCTGAAAATTATGAAATGCTCGATTGGGATAAGCCGTTTAAGTACCAGCCGGAACAAATAAAAGAAGAGTTAAAAAGGTTATACGCGGAAGAAATGAGCGAACATTTTAGCGGTATTACAGATACATATGACGGTGAAAGCCTTTATAAAGAGCTTGTATATGAAGCCCAAATGAAAGGCGCTGCAAATCCGAAGAAATGGGCTTCCCAGAAATTAAAAGAATATGGGATTAAAGGCATCCAATACCTTGACGGTACAAGCCGGACAAACGGGGAAGGTACGCACAATTACGTTATTTTTGACGACAACGAAATAAACATCACGCAGACTTTTTTCCAGCTTGACGACCAACTTGTAGAAGAAGCCGCACAGTACGACAGTTGGCAAGATTTCCGGGACGCTTACGAGAAAGACGGGACGCTGTTTCAAACGGCATATCACGGCAGCCCGTACAGGTTTGATCGTTTTGACAGCTCGCACATGGGCGAAGGTGAGGGAGCGCAAGCCTACGGCTGGGGGCATTATTTTGCGAGCAAAAAAGAAGTTGGGGAGTTCTATAAGGAAGCATTGGCAGAGCAACAATATTTTAGCGGAGATCGAAGGCTTCGCGACGATGAAGCATGGGCAGCGTCTTTCCTTTTTGATAGTAGTAATAAAAGAATTACCAGAGAAGAAGCCATTAAACAAATAAGAATAAGGTTAAACATAGAAGGACAAAAGCAGCTCATCCCAATTATTGAGAAGCTAAGCAATGAAGACCTTTCGTATAGAGAAGGCCAACTCTATGAAGTGGACATCCCCGGCGATGAAGAAATGCTGGACTGGGACAATAAACTCCTTGAAAGCCCGTTCTACGATGACGCATGGCCTGATATGCTTTACGAGGTAAGGGAAAAAGGCAGGGCGGCGGGACTTTCGCTTGACGGTATTGATTTAGGGCTAACAGGTAGTGAAATATACGAACACATAAAGCAGAGCTTTATCGAAGAAAAAGGTCTTGAAAACAACGAAGCGAAAAAACAAGCGTCTTTACTGTTAAATGCTGCCGGTTTTGAAGGCATCCGCTATCTTGACGGTAATAGTCGCGATGCCGGAGAAGGTACGCACAACTATGTTATTTTTGACGACAACGATATAAACATCACGCAGACTTTTTTTCAACTAGAGAAAAAAGCTAATGACGCTTGGTATCGCTCCCTGTATAACGACGCAAAGAAAATCCACAAAGACACCTTATTCCAAGAAGAAGAAAAAACAAGCCATGCCGAGGAACTGGATAAACGCTTCTATCGCGAGGCTGACAAGAAGTACCTGACGGACGTATTAAAAGAACTGTACCGTATACACAACGACCAGTCGCTTGAACCTACGGAAGAGGAAAACAGCGAAACACGCGATGAGTACCGACGCGTTAAACGGTTACAGCACAGGATAGAGACCGAACTGCCAAACGCCGGAAGCATTATTGGCATGGCGGCACAAGTCCGCAGTGGACGAGATCTTTCGTCGGGGCAATACGACAGGCTGAAAGGCTGGATGCGTAAGAACACACGCGACTTCCGTTCCGTATTTGCTGACATTATGGGGCAGGACGAATACCTTGAAAGCCTTGCCGATGAGAAGGACGGCGAACCTGCAGGACGGCTTGCCGATCCGCGTCCTGACAAACAGAACGTCAAAGAACGGCTAAAAGAAATTGCGAACATAATCCGCGAGACTGACCCGTCGTTAGCGGCGGAGATCGAGAGCGGAGAGGCTTCCTACGGCGATCCGAGGATAACCGCGTTCGAGGCAGGAGTTGACGCGGAATACGAAAAGGCAAAGTCCGCGATTGAAGGGCTAGAGAAAGAGACCGCGGAAGATTACGCAAGGCTTGCCAACGATGCCCAGAAACGGATTGTAAACGCGTACGAAAAAATGCTTTCCGCCCGTGAGCGTATGGACAGCACCAACGAGCGACTGCGGCGGATGAGCGATGAAGAAGGAAAAACCGCCGAGCCGTACCTGCGGCAGCAGCGGCTTGATAAGGCAAATTATGATCAGGCGTTAAAAGCGTATAACGACCTTGTTAATATGCTCGGCATAGACGCGGATGTGCGTGAAGCCATAGCCAGACGGGAAGCACACGCGAACGAACGCGTAACGCAGACCGGTATCAGACGGCGGCAGAGAGCGTTACGGGCATTAAAAGAAATCAGAATGAAACTTGTCAAACGCATTACGCGTAAAATCTCTTTTGAAACTGTCGCGTATAATCAGGCGGAAACGGCAAAGGCTATTCAGAGAATTTTCACTATCTCCGCTTTTGACGATATAAATAAATGGCTCGGCCCAGAGGAGAGGGAAATCCTGCGCGGCGTATGGTCAGAGTGGTCTACCGACGAAGAGTTCCGGGAAAAGCTTAATAATGAAATGCTGAAGAGAAAAGACGGTGCTGTCGGGTACGGGCGTGTAAAAGACATACTTGATAAGAAATGGGAAAAAATCACTGTCGCAGAAAAGAGGACGCTCTACCGGCTGCTGCCTAAAACAAATTTTGTTATGGACTTGGTACTTGAGGAGCTGTTGGAGGAAAACGAGGAAAGCGTACAGCTTGACATCGATGAGAATTACATAGACGGCAAAGTACAGCTGATTATCGGGGACGCTCTGAAACAGCGGATTAAGGAAACGCTTGGGGACGAACTGTTCAACCGTGTTCTGAACAAGCCTTTAAACGACTGGTCTCTTGCGGAAGCCGAGGAACTGGCAAGAGTAATTGACAAGCTGACTGTAGAAGGCAAACGGGAACGCGCCGCAAAAAAAGAAGCCGAAAGGGTTTTAGCACAGGAGTACCGCGACAAGGTACTGGAAGCTCTTGAAAAAACCGGAATTGTTATAAACCCCGGCGACACGCCTGAAGAAAAAGAACGCAAACAGCAGGAGCAAAACCGTATCTTAAAAAAATTCGCCGGAGGGAAACGGAACAATATTTTTAACAATTTCTTTGACGCGAACCTTCGGCGGTTTACTACGGCGATGGACGGCGGACGCAAGGGGATATTCACAAACTTGCTTTACTGGGCAGAGAACGACGCGTACAACGAGGAGCAAAGGCGGATAGCGGCGCGACGGCTTGTCATCGATACGGTGATGAAAGAAAACAACATCACCATTGACGAGCTGTCCAAGGAAGTGAAAATTCCGGTACTTGAAGGAATAGACCTTGATTTATTCGAAGTGTCAAAAGGCAAGATTACCGTTGACGATCTGCTGTACATTATGCGCGGTTACAGG